CATTTGAACCTACACTGGTAAAAGTAAACGATCAATACTATGTTTCGGGGATCAATGAACCGCTCTACCAGCAACTAGTAGATATTGAACTTAACGATTCATTAGAATGTTTATTTAAGTGTTCCCTATTAGGTATCAAGGTGGATAAACAGATATTGTCTGACTCAGGTAAAGAATTTGCAGCGACTAGGGTCTACACTACAACTATAGATAATCTAGATTTGTCCGCATGGATTGAGCAACTAAATATAAAAAATATTTGCATCTCAACTAGGTTCGAGAGAGTAAGTGCCAGACATAAATTTAATGTTCAGGAATTTGTGAAAAATAATAATATAGAAATTAGAAACCTGAACAGCGAGAAAGAAACATTTACAGAACCATATTTTTATATTGGTTCTGTACTTGAACACAACACGTCGGCTATTGGAAGGTCTAGCGCGGCTAAGATAATTTTATTAAGGTTGATTCCATAATATGTCAAAATGTAAAATCATCATCAAAGATGAAGTTAATGTAAAGATTGAGGGTCTTGAACTAGACGCTAGACGAGCATTAATGAAGAAGTTTGAATTTGAAATACCCGGTGCTAGGTATCTTCCTGCGGTTAGATTGGGCAGATGGAACGGCAAAATCAGTTATTTTAGTTTGGCAGGTAGTTCGTACATCAATTTGTTAGATAAGATCATTCCAGTATTAGAACAATATGGATATGATATTGAACTAGAAGATTTACGAAACTACACTACTACTTTCAATTTTACTCAAGTAACTACTGATTCCTTTGCTGATCGTACTTGGCCTAAAGGGCATCCTGTAGAGGGACAACCAATCACGCTAAGAGACTATCAAGTAGAAATTGTCAATAACTTCTTGGCTAACCCACAGTGCTTACAAGAAATTGCTACGGGTGCAGGTAAATGTGTTACAAAGAATACTAAACTAAAAATTATATTAGACGAAAATACTCCTTTTGGTAAATTTATGATAAGTAAATTACAACAGGAGCAGGATAACAATGTTACAAATCATAATAAATAATTTTAAAGAAAAAAGTTGGCTACGAATGTGTACCCTATACGGAATCCATAAATGGGAATTACTTGCAGCTATTAAAAAACCAGTATATCCCAGTAGATGTTTGATTAACAAAGCTCCGCCGATTACTAATACATCTTGTCGTAGCTGTGGTGCAGTGTTTGATCTTGGTATATACAAAGGTAATTATATTGCGTATAAAACCTGTCAATGTGGCTACGACGGGACAAATTTGATGACCCTGCAAAAATTGCAATGTTTTTACACACAAGAAGATACTAGCATCATTATTAACTTGGTAAATTTAGCCAAAAGAAAAGGATTGCCGAATACTAATGAATATTGGATTAACCGTGGAAATACCTTAGAGGAAGCAGCTAAAAAAGTTTCTAGTATACAACAAAAGCGATCTGCTAAATCACCTGCATCGCAAAAAGGCGCCCGTGGCTATTCTGTTAGGACAATTGAGTATTGGATTAAAAAGGGATATTGCCACGAAATGGCAGTCATTAAAGTAAAAGAATCTCAAACTCAAAATGGGCTAATTTGGTATATTAAAAAATACGGGGAAGAAAAAGGACAAGCCAAGTTTAATGCGCGTGTTAATAAATGGAATTTACAAATGGCTAAATTGCATCGCGGCGTTAGCCAAGTAGCAACTGAATTATTTACAGCGATTGATCCGCTAAGGATTGGCAAATTTGGTGACGAAGAAACAACGGTTCGAGCCAAAAATAAAATATACCGAGTAGATTATTATCGAAAAGAATCCCGAAAAATAATTGAATTTAACGGAGAGTACTGGCATGCTGATTCAAAAAAGTACTTATCATCTGACCTTATTAAAGGTAAAACAGCACAACAAATATGGGATAATGACGTAAAAAAACTAGATGCACTAAGAAAGAATGGATTTGCTGTTTTGGTAATTAAAGAAGCAGATTATTATGCAGATAAGGATAAGGTAATCAATGAGTGCCGAGAATTTTTGAAATGAAAGAAGTAATAACTACATTTGGTCAATTATCTCAGTATATTGAAGAATTTACATGTCAACAATTAGAAAACTGCAAAGAAGTTGACATATCAAATTTTGGAATTAGTATACCTACGCCTAATGGGCTACAACAAGTTAATTATTTTATTAAAAAAGAAAATTTGTCCGGAGTAGAATTAACAATCAATAATAAAATCTTAGGATGTGCGGAAAACCACATTCTACTTAGTGCAGGCTGTGATATATTTGCCAAAGATTTGACTATAGGAGATTCGATTGATACTATTAATGGACCGGCAGAAATAACAAATAAAACATCAATTAAATGTGATGATTATTATGATGTTAGCATCAATGCCCCTCATCTTTATTACGACGGAGATGGAATTATTCATCATAATACAATCATGACTGCGGCTCTTAGCAAAAGCGTAGAAAAGTATGGTAGGTCAATTGTGATTGTACCAAACAAAAGCTTGGTAACGCAGACTGAAGAAGATTATGTCAATCTTGGATTAGATGTTGGTGTTTATTTCGGTGATCGTAAAGAATACAATAAAACTCACACTATCTGTACTTGGCAATCATTGAACAATCTACTAAAGAACACTAAAGCTGGCGAAGCTGATATACCTATTAACGAATTTATTGATAATGTTGTATGTGTCATGGTTGACGAGTGTTTTGACGGAGAAACGAGGGTGTTGACCACGCACGGATATGTTCCTATCAAGAACATTAAATCCGGTGATAAAATAATTAATTATTGCGAACAGACCAAAATCTTCAAAGAAGATACGGTGATAAAACAGCACCATAATCTTACCGTATCTTCCCTTGAAAAAATGTATGAGCTAGAATTTGATAATGGAAGTGTAATCAAGGTTACTGGAAATCATAAGTTTCTAACAACTCTAGGATGGTGCCGAGCAGATGAACTTACTGAAAATCATGAAATCGTGAACAAATCATAAATACACATCTTTCTAAATTTGATGAAAAAACCGCAATAAAGATAAGGAAGTTGTATGAAATTAGTAAGAAAAACTGAAATAGATAAACCTGATGAAGTGTTCAATCTTCACATTGAAAATGATCATAACTATGTGGTCGATGGTGCAGTAGTATCTAATTGTCATATGGCAAAAGCAGATGCCCTAAAAACTCTATTGACGGGCGTGTTCAGTCAAGTACCCATCAGATGGGGACTAACAGGAACTATCCCTAAAGCCGAGTATGAAAGGACCTCATTACTAGTAAGTTTAGGTCCTGTTATCAATAAACTTGCTGCAAGCGAGTTGCAAGATTTGGGAGTCTTAGCCAAATGCCATGTAAACATTGTACAATTAAAGGATGAAGTCGAGTTCTCAAACTATCAAAGCGAATTAAAGCACCTTCTTGAAAACGAAGAGAGACTAGACAAGATAGCTGAACTTATTAGTAAGATCAACGAAACGGGCAATACTTTGGTCTTAGTTGACAGAGTAAATGCTGGCAAAGAATTGGTTACTAGACTTCCTGATTCGGTTTTTGTAAGTGGTGAAACTAAACTAACAGAAAGAAAAGAAGAATACGATGAAATCAAAACAAGCACAAATAAAATATTGGTTGCTACTTATGGCGTTGCTGCTGTTGGAATTAATCTTCCTAGGATCTTTAATTTGGTTCTTATTGAGCCCGGTAAATCATTTGTTAGAGTTATTCAAAGCATTGGTCGTGGCATAAGAAAAGCAGAAGATAAAGACCACGTTGAAATTTGGGATATCACTTCAAGTTGTAAGTTTGCCAAGCGCCACTTGACGCAGCGCAAAGTATACTATAAAGAGGCTAACTATCCTTTCAGTATGGAAAAATTAAGTTATTGATTCTTTGATTAATAGGTGCTATAATATCGATATGAAAATTTTAACATTAGAAAATACCAGTTACAATCTAGAAACTCTTCCCGAAGAAATTGATGATTTGCGATTTGCCATTTTAGACAACTCTACTCCGGCAAATGTAGACTATCATTATATTCCCTTAATCTTTCTAGAATCATTTAATGCACCTGCACTAGTGCTTAAGATAGGATCTTTTAAGATCAAAATGCCACTAGATTGGCAGATTTTAATTGGTGAAAACGATCATGGTGACTTAGAAACACTACCCCTTACTAGTTTGAATGATAGGGGATTTAGTGCGTTTGAGTTTAACCCACTATCGTCTTTCTCTCCAACTTTCTTGCCCATTGAGATTTTAGACATATATAATGAAGTTACTTGGTATGCTCCTAGGCTAAGAAACGGGCAGTTTTTGTGCGTTCCATTAGAAGACACGCCCAAGCCCAAGTGTGTTTACTTTGTCAAAGAGATTAGCAGAAATTGCGAAATTGTAGATTACAACTTAGTTTTTTAAGGAGACTATATGTTTAAGTGGTTTGATAACTGGTTCTATAACCAATGTAAGAAGGCTTGGGACAGAAAACATGTACCCGCTATAGTGTTGAATGATGAGTTAGATACCTGCACTCAACCCCGACCTGATATTAATCTATCAGGTACTGGAGTATCATTTACTGTTTATAATGCTAGCGGCGGATATGTCGTTCAGCATTATGTTTTGATCCAAGATAAAAGAGGAATTGTAGAATCTGTGCCCAGACTGACTATTGTAACTAGAGATCAAGATTTGGGAGAAGTACTTGCTCATATTATGACTTTAGAAGCACTTAAAAACTAATGGCAAAAGCAAAAACAAAAGCACCAGAAGATGAAAAATTAGAACAAGTAGAATTTAGTTTGTTCGAAGCCATTGCAGCTTGTGATCGTAAAGACTATGGCTGGTGGGATCGTCTTACCCCAGAACAGCAAAAGAAGTTTCATCCTTATGTAATGCTTACTTTTCTAAGTTCAGTCAAGTCTAGCAGGGCTATGCAAGAGTTTCATGTGCTTAGCGTCAATGAAATGGCTAACAAGTACGCACTACACGAAGTAGTTAGCAAGCATCCAAAACTGCAATGGCTAATGCTGTGTGCTGCTACGTTAGGTAAAGGCAAGCAGTATCATCAGTGGATCCCAAACTTGCGTCCTAAAGTAACTAAGTTACAAGAACCCGCTACAGTAAAAGAAATTAGCGAATACTTTAGTAAAGTATATCCAGATGCTGACGAAAATTTGATAA